TCTCTTCTCCTCCGGCACTAGCATCACTGAATAGGAATTCAGAGTCGTCAAGTACAATGCCGCTCGTTCCTCTGGCTGTTATGTGACAGTTGGGTTTCAGATTACTGAAATCCCGCCCTTCCATGATCCTTTTTGCGATTGATATCACCCAATCACCGCAGCTATGACCATCCTTCTGGACCCCTAAATGTCTTTTCTCGAATCCGTTGCGCTTACAGAAATCTCCCCCAAGTTGGTTCTCTCGGAGCGGATCGTAAAGTATCTTCGAGGTGTCGTGTTGTACAGCGAGCATCCAATGCTGCCCATCGTTAACCGGTTGTATGAAGAAACCTTCCTTCGGTGTTTCGACTTGGGCGGATACGATGGTGTATCCGCTGTCCTCACGTAAAGCGTTCAATATATAGGTTTCGTCCCGAAATTCTTTCGTCTTGTCCTCCATCATGGACAAACCTTCTGCGTGAGTGTACCTAGGCGTATCACCTTCCAGTTCTTCGGCGATCAGTTTGCTCCATGATCCGGGTGCAGCACCTTGTTCATTACAAGTCATCGGCAGAGGGCGTCCACCGAGCTTACGCCAGGTGAAATATTTAAGAATATCCTTCAGCTTGTCCCGTGACCGTACTTGGCCCGTGGGTGGTTTGGTTTTCTTTGATCGGTAGTACGTCTCGCCGTTCTTCCTGATAGCTTTAACAATTGTTTCCGCCAGCGTAGGGCGGTACATGGTGAAATATTCCTGAAGGTTGTTCGATTTAGCAAAGCGGACCAACCAACCCAACAGCAAAGTAACAGCATTTGGATCCAATTGATAATATTGCGCGGCGGCAGCAATGGCTTGCTCAGAGTTGAATGATGTTCTTAAGGGCTTGATGCGGTCGCGTACGGATATCTGAAATTGTTTCAGAACCGCCTCACTGTAGGGCGCATAGTTGGTTATGATGAACCGCACTTCCCTAAAACGTCTCGCGATCTTAGTATAATTGACGAGTGGGTTATAACCCACCAGGAGCTCATCCACTGTTTCATCTTGTAGAGCTCTACCCACCTTCAGGATAATATCAGTCGTCGGGTGATCGCCTTCACCGTAGATACGGATCCCTCTCCCTGGACGGCTGTTTTCGCACAGAGTGATGTTCGGTCCTCTGATTTTAATGTGGCTGTTGACCCTCGAGTCGTAAGATTTGACCTTCGCCGCCAATCGTACAATGTCCGGTAAAAGACCTCTCTCGGTTACGAAGTTGTTAATGAACTGAGGTGAATGCTCCTGATCCCATGTCATCTCAACTTTAAGTACCTCGTTAACGTACTTTAGGTTGGTCTCGAGAGCCCCATCCTTCTTCCGAATGATGGAGTCATCACCCTTGATGGCGATCATGTACTGACCGTCCCGACAATCTTTCTCGGGCAATATCATGATCGCGATTATGAGACACAATAACGAGTTGGAAAAGATGGTTGACGGTTGCCCGCTATGCTGCTTGTGATCACCATCGAGGTACGCGCCATCGTAATTTCTCAATCGCCATTTGCGACGCAACCCGGCGTAGACGTTGATGATTTCCTCAGGCACACCACACTTAGTCATGAGTACTTCCTCCAAGAGGAGCGTCACCTCGGAATGGCAGCTATCGAATGCGCTGACATCGCCGGCGAACCACCCGC